CTAAAGTAACTTATGGACCAAGGATCCATATTACCTCGCCATACCCATTCCTAGTTAGTAGAATACACATGGATTAGCTACTCAAAATATAGTACATTGAGTTAGGTTACGTGTAAAGGAGCTTGACACCAAGGGCCTTCATAACAACCAGGTACCGTCGAGCGACTTTGTGATCGAAAATCACTATATCGTCTCCTAGTACAAGGTAGTAACTGAACCATCTCGTTTTCAACCCTCTTTCCACGTTTTATATTGCACAATCAAAGGGATATTATTCCCTCGGTAGGTGGCCTGTTTCCTTATATATATATATATATATTTTAAGGATCAGCTCCTGTTCCGTAGTGCAATGTGTTAAAACCTAATTACTCTAAAATCCATGAGTCGACCAGAACCTCCTAGAAGTAAGATGGGTAATCTATTCAGATAACCGATCATACTTCTTTCGCCTGTTAAGGCGTGTTGCCATCTTCGAGACACTTCTAAACGTTTATACATTGTACCAAAGTACTTTGTTAAAGCGTTCATTCGTGTTTTCATATTCATATTATTTTGTTTTATGTTTATGAACGGTCTTACCGCTCGAATTCTTGTAGTCCCTCCTAAGGCGCAAAAGCCCTTAGAAGCTACAGGCAACCCCCGAATGGGAACTCTGTTAAACGACAGAGAAGAAGTTTGCTGTATCTAATAAGATACAAGTCGCCGTATTTCTACGACGGGGCCACCCCGATGAGTGGCAAAACGAGACTGTGCTTGTCTCCGTCACAGCATATGCTGCGAGACGAAACAAAGCGCTAGGTTATCTTTCGACCTACCTAACTAAAGAGACGCTTTACCTCCCATCTCGGTCCATAGGATACATGAATGTCCATGCTGAGTCCTACATGCCTTATATACGTCTGTTTTACAGATCGTAAGGCTATAGCCTTGACATCGCCATTTCTCGAAAGAGATGACAGGTCAAGAGGATACCTCTTGGTCTGTTACTTGTGTCCAACTGACACAGATGCTTCAGTCCAACCGCAATCATGCGACTGAACCTTCGGATTGCCCGAGGGAGAGAGATAGTAATTGGATTATGCATTGGTCGAAGGTCTAGGGATTTAACCCTACCAACTTCCATACCTAACTTAACCAGTTAGGAACACAATCTTTTACAATGTGCGACTTGAGCGTCGTTAGACTTCAATTCCGTGATCGGTGGTCTTTATAAGATAATTTATCTTATATAGGGACTCCGAGATCGGTGATCTGTAAATCTACCCACTTAAGAGCGTGCTATCTCTGAGAGAGGTTATTGAGTTATATAACTCAAAGATGCAACGGCAACTAAGCCACATATCGCAAGAGCTCTCTTCACAGGGACTTTTGTGATCTACGAGTTTTGATACTCG